ATGAAAATATATATCGGCTAGTCTGCTAGAGCATTGTCTTTTGAATTGATCTATCTCCCTATTCTGCTCCATCTACATCCCAACATCTTTTACTAAATTCACAAAACCTACAATTAAAATGGTCTCTGTCAAAAGCTACTCGTGGCATTAACTCTTGAGCATCAGTAGCCTTGAGTATTAAAGCCGCCTTATCAGAACATTCTTGAGCAAATTGTGAATCAAATAAAACCCTTTCATGATATATCTCTTGTGTATTTTTATTAACAACTGTAAAGAGTGCCGGATTTTCTGTTAATCCCATGTAATATTGATAAACAACTATCTGAGCAAAATAAACTTTGTTAGTTTTAGCTACTCCATTTTTTTTAAATTTTTTCCAATTGCTATCGTTAGCTGATTTGCATTCCCAAAGATACGGATAATCTTCCTCAAAAGGACTAGCCATAATGATCCCGTCAACATGGCCCTTTATTCTGTCATTGTAATGAGAAAAACCAAACTGTTTACCCGTTTTATCTTTTTCTCTAACATTAAAACCTGCTCGTGTAAGCCACCCTATAGCCATATCCTCAAAAGCATTCCCTGTTCCAAATATTCTGAGTGTTCTCCCCTCAAAATGTTTATCAGGTTCAAGCCCTAACAACCGATATTGTAATTTTCTTTTACAATCATCACCTATGCTAGAGCCACCAATATATTCTCGTCTTGGCTGTTGTTGATTATCTTTCTCTAATTTATCATCTATAATTTCGTTAATCTCGTCAGAAATATCCCCAACAAGTTTATTTAATTTTATCTTTTTTTCTTCTGATTTTAACATTAAGGATCTTCCTCTTTCCTTTTACTTTAGAACGGGATTTCATCATCATAAGGTTCGTGGTATTTTTTATTCTTACCTTTTCCCGTAACTTTTACTTTTCTTCCCTCAATAATTTCATAACCGTCTTCTGGAACCTCTAGGCCATTTACATTCATAAACTCTTTCACGCCTTCAGGGTTATCGTCACTGATTCGTATGTGTAAGTTATCTCTATAACCATTAATTATTTTTACAACAAAATCAATAACTTCTTGTTTTTCTAAATCGTTAAAAGATTTATCAAAACCTATGTCCTCAAACATTGGCAGTAATGTATTTTTAACAGTATCAATTACAGCTTCATACTCTGTATCTGTTCCTTTATAATCCATATTGTATCCTATATTTTTAGAAAAAAAATTTTGTCCGTCTCTGCAACCGAACCAAGCTATCGGAATAGATCGAGAAAAATCATGATAACCATAATTATGATAACCCAGGCTATGACATAATCCACAGACACGTTTTCCTCTTTTTTCTTTTACACAACTTTTAAACATTTGAAAACACCCGGATAAACCCTGTCAACAAACCAGAGATTTATGGATTTACCCAGGTGCCACTTACTACAACCCAAATTCAGATTTCTTCTGAGAGGCATAAGAGGTAGCGCAACCCATGGCTTTTGCTACTTCTGTTACCGTTTTACCCTCCAAGAAAAGTGTGCGAAACATTTCTAGTTTTTCCTCGTTAGGCTTACGCCCACGAGTTTCTACATTGGGTATTTCTCCTGAATCTATCTTTCCCTGCAATGAGCCAATAGTATGTTCAAGTTTTTCGGTTGCTTTACCAATATCTTGATAAGCTTTTTGCAAACTTTGAATATCTTTTTTAACCTGAGAGGCCGTTAGTTTATCGCCTCCCATGATTATATACCAAAGTCGGCTGCTTTCGAGGCTGCTGTAGCTGTATTCCCGGTTGGTTTAACAACCTCAGCCTTTTTCTCAAAAGTTTTAGTTGAAGTGTCTACAACCTTGTTAGTAAAGTATTGAGCATATTCTGCATAACGAGGATCATCAGCTGTGATTACACCTTGCCAAGGATTAAAAGTATTTTTATCCCCATACTCAGCATTCTCTTCTATCTCAACATCAATAACAGCATTCATACCTTCAAGTTCATTGTAAGAACATTTTCTTAAATTCTTAGCTTTCTCAGATACATCATCATGCTCAAGGCCGTAATGTGATTCTATCAATCGTCTTACTATTAAATTAGAAAAAGTAACACTCTTTTGTTGCCCCTCACTTAATGGAGCGCCATAAACATTCATATTTTTCCAAAATTTTCTAGTAGAAAAATCAGGACTAACAACAGTAAAGCATAATGCAAAATAATGTAATGGGCTTGCTCCCGACTTTCTAAAAAAATTAGGTATAAACTCTCCATTAAACACATCCATGTTTTCAGGTTGTTCTAAAGTATTATTTCGATCAACACTAATTTCCACAGCATATAGCCCAGGTGGTAATGGGGTGTTGTCACTTGTTTTGTTTTCTGTTTGAAATTCATTAAAATCAGGCATTCTTTTTCTCCTTAGTTTGCGTTGGTAATAATTTTGTTAATAATTGTTTTAAGTTCGGCTCTTCATAGGTCTGAAGTTTACCTGAACGGTCTTTTGCCGGATAACCGAAATCATTATCTGTAGTACAAACAAATTTTCTTGATTTTGATTTATGGCCATCTTTGTCGACTTCATCAACAAAGGCATAAGTAATAACTTGATCGACAATACCGGGAAGTTCCCTAGATATTTTTTGGCCTTCAAGCTGTAAGGCATAAACGGGCTGTCCTAAATCATCTTGATACTCATCAAGAACAGAACAGAATATGACATTCTTATTACGGGTATGCTGTAATTGAATAAGCCATTCCATTAACTCTCTACCTATTTGTCCATAACAACCTCGAGTATCAAGTGCGCCTGTCTTCGTAAAATTTTGTGGATTTTGTTGAGCCGCTAATAAAGCTAATCGAGACGCAACAGTAATCGAATCAACAAATAAAGTCTTTGATTTCTCAATAGCTTCTTTTTCTTCAGGTATACTTGCACAACAAGCCTCATAATGTGCTTGGCTATACATTGCCTTTGGATTTTGAATAGCCGGATTAAATCCACCAGCTAAACAAGCAATAGCCTGACACTGCGCCCAAGTTCGAGGTTGTAATGTATTCCCTTTAAAATCTCCGACAGCCAAATCTCCGGCTTCTAAATCTATAAATAATGTATAACGAGGATCTAAATGAGTAAGTAATGTTGTTTTACCAATACCAGGCTTGCCTGTAATTACGGCCTTTACTCCTGTAAATTGTTTGTTTCTTTCCTCTGCATTAACTAACATTATTGCCCTCCTTATATTGTTCGTAAGATAAATCTGCATAGTATGCCTCAGCATTTTCTGCTTCTTCCATCGGATCTAAAACCAATTCTCTAAATAAATCTTCAAAATCCGAATCAGACAAAGCGTCCAACTCTTCTTTAGTCTTCTCTGTTAATTTTTCGTGATTAGCATTGTGTAAAGATTTAAAATCTCCAAGCAACCATTCTGTTGCAGATTTTCTATCTGATACCATATCATTAAAATCTTCTTCAATTTGCATAATCCAATTTTTTGTTCCGCTCATGTTAAGCTCCTTTATAAGTGTAAGTAATTTTTTCAGAAATTTTCTTTGTTCTTGATTTTTTTAATACTTCCTGAGCTGTAGGTTCGAGGGCATTAAATTGGGAGGCCGGAACAGATAGTTTAAATATTTTTCTTATCTGTTTCGGGGGATAGCTTTTACATAAACAATCGTAAGCTTTCCAAATCTGCTCATCATCATATGAGATAGATGAACCAAGTTTAGCAGTAAGCTTAGAGCCGTCTTCTATAGTAAAAGTATGAGAACCATCATCCTTCTCTTTTATAGCCAACTCAGATTGCAACCTTTGTCCGTATGTCCTGTCTAGACACCGATCAATATTCTCACTAGCCACTTTAGCCATTCGGCTTATCCTCCCTAACTGCTCTTTTTTAGTAAGCAGCTCTTCAGTAGAACAATTAGTTAAATTAGTATCTTCCTGAAATATCAATTCAGCTATTTCAGCATTATTAAAATCATTTGAAGTCATAGTAAAATCCTAAAAAAAGTTAAAAATTAATTAAAATATAATTGCTAATATAATTATTAAGTAAATAAAGTCAAGCGCAGAAATTTTTTTTATCTGTTTTTTTACTTAACAGATTTCACTCCCGACCAATGTTTTGTTTACTATTCTATAGGGGAATAAATGGGCTGACGCTTTATAATCAGGTAGTTTTCAGGTTCACTGACGTGTTCCGCAACTACTCCGTGAGCTGCCAAAGGATAATCTCTTTTATAATAATCAATATCTCTTTTTGAAGGGATATATGATTGAGCTATTATCCTTCCCGTATAGTCATGCCATATAACAGGCACTTGAGCATTCATAACTTTCTCCTTGTAAAAAAATCAAATTATGTTTACATATTATGTAAACCTTACATGAGAGGAAATAAAAATGCAAGATGTAAACAGTTATTCAACTGCCAGGATATATACTAAATCATTAGCAAAAGCTCGTCTGCTTGCTAAAGATCAAAAGAAAAGTCAAATAAGAATAATAGAAGAAGCTATCAATCTTTTGTGGACTGAGAAAATGAGTCACGAAGAACCGATAGATATTATAGAACATTTACCTGAAGAAAAATCCATTGGGAGAGGGATTGAGAATGCGTTCAGCAACAGCAGAAAAGATTAAACCAAGTAAAAAGTTACGAGGCTTAGAGTTATTTGCCGGGATTGGCGGTATGACTTTAGGTTTTGAAATGGCTTATGGGGAAGACTATGAGTGCGTGGCATTTGTAGAGAGAGATAAATATTGTGGAAAGGTTTTAAACAAACATTGGAGCGATGTTCCAATATATACAGATATAAGGGAATTTGATTATGACAAAGAAAAAGACAGACTCGGAAGAATTGACATTGTTCTCGGAGGCTTCCCATGCCAACCCTGGTCAGGAGCAGGAAAGCAACGAGGGGCGCAAGATGACCGTGACCTCTGGCCTGAAATGTTACGAGTTATTAAAAGCATCACGCCCCGACCTAGATGGATCATTGGCGAAAATGTGCAAGGCTTTGTTAACATGGAGATGGGACTCTCCCGCACGGTCTCTGATTTGGAAAATGAAAACTACCAAGTCCAACCATTCGTATATGGCGCTGTCGCCGTCCAGGCAAGGCATCAAAGGCAACGGTGTTTCGTTGTGGCCCACTCCAAGAGCGACTAGCCGTATGGCATATAGGGAGAAACCTTCCCCTTCTATGATCAATGGAACACATGGTTGGAGTCTTAATGCAGCTGTTGCAGATAGCATGAGTGATACACCACATAGAATGTGGAATACTCCTACAGCTTTTGATTCGGGCAATCCTAATACACAAGAAAAAATAGATAAAGAAGCCACAACAAATAGAAAAGGCAGAGATAAACCAGGTCATTTAAAAGAAGAAGTTATGGTTGAAGAAGGTTTAAGAATGTGGCCTACAGACAATTTAGTTCCCACTCCTGTTGCGAATGATCATAAAGATAATCCGGCTGAAAAATTAGAAAATTGGGAAAAGAGAGCTAAAAAGAAAAAAGAAGAAGGAATAAACTTACAGTTTGCTCTTCGTCATTATGTGCAAATGTATCCAACTCCTACTGCAAGAGATTACAAAGGAGCAAGAAAGCCTGAAACATTAAAAAAGAAAGGCCGAACCGAAACAAACTCTTTACCTGATAAAGTGAGAGCATTAGAAGACCATAGAATGTGGCCCACTGCGAGAGCCGCTCTAGGTATGAATATGAAAACAACTGAAGGCATGGCAAAACTCAGACACAAAGGATACTTAGAAACAGAAGTAGCCCATGTTCATATACACGAAGAAAAAAAAGAGCCTGTGGGAGCATTAAATCCTCCGTGGGTTGAATGGTTAATGGGGTTTCCGATTGGTCATACTTCTGTCAATGAAGATATTACATACAATATGGAGGTAGATTATTGGGGAGAAGAACCCCCCATATCAAGAGTAGCTGTAGGGGTAAAAAATAGAAAAGATAGATTGCGTTGTTTGGGGAATGCTGTTGTTCCTCAATGTTTAGCCGTGATAGCTGAATGTATTAAAGAGGTAGAAAATGAAGAAAACAATAATTAGCTTAGTGATTCTTTTAGGAGGGTGTAATGCAACGGGAGTATCTAATTGCGATATGCCTATCCATATTGGAACTGCATATAATAGCGAGGGACAAATGGTTATTTTAAAAGTTGAAGAACCAGGGTGTCCACGCATTGATACTTTTGAGGATTTTTAAAATGATTCCTTTTCCAAAAAAGAAATACAATGTTATCTATGCTGATCCACCTTGGCACTATCAAACATGGGGAGAAGGAAGTAATAGGAATGTAACCTCTAAATACGATACTATGTCCCCAGAAGAAATTTTTAAACTTCCTGTTAGTGATTTAGCAGATGAAGATTGTGTTTTGTTTATATGGGTAACTTTTCCCAAATTACTAGAGGGAATAAAAACTATAGAAGAATGGGGATTTACCTACAAAACCCTTGCATTTAACTGGGTAAAAACAAATAAAAAACTTAAAACGAATCAGACCTCTTTCTTACCTATGGATAGCTTTGATACCTTTTGGGGCTTAGGATATTGGACTAGAGCCAACAGTGAATTGTGTCTATTAGCTACAAGAGGAAAACCTAAGCGTGAATCCTGTAAAGTCCATCAGCTTGTCTATGAGCCTGTTCGGGAACATTCAAGAAAGCCGGATTGTGTCCGAGATAGAATTGTAGAACTCATAGGCGATGTTCCTCGTATCGAATTGTTTGCTCGTCAAAAAGCTAACGGTTGGGATAATTGGGGTAACGAACTTTAAAAAACTCAATATGTTGACGAAACCGGGTTAATACACTACATCTAGTGTATGTGGACGGTAGGACTCTACTTTTGATATATGTCTTCCTCTCTATCATATGTCATCCACGGATTGCAGCCACTTGTAATGCCTGGTCTGTATGGACTGGGCATTACTTTTTACAGGGGAATATATGGCCCACGATAACCAAGCCATGAAAAGAAATATCACGAGAGGGGTAAGGGCAGAATTATTAGCGGCTGAGTGGTTGATAGAACAAGGCATATGGTCTTTTATTCCTATGTCGGCTCAAGGCCCGATTGATTTAGTCGGAGTAGACAAAGACGGGGTAGTTCATTTATTTGATATAAAAGTTCAAGCCCGAAGAAAAGACGGGACAAAAATATCTAGGTCTTTAAAACCGAATCAAAAAAAATTAGGGGTTCAACTATTGTATGTTGATCTTAAAACTAAGGAAGTATTTATTGGAGGATCACAGAAGAAAGGCACACACGGACAATTTTTAAGCCAAAAGAAATCATTAAAAAAGAAATGAGTCTTCTTGTTCAAGCAAATCTTTGTCTTCTTTGCCTGTTGCTCTTCTCTTTCTAGTTCCGCACGTGAGAGGGTATTCATAACAACCCTCTTCACTTGATGAGTTAGCCAGGAAGGTTAAAAACACTAAGAATATACTGACCAATAAGTGTTTTTCCCAGCGGAGTTCTACAACTCGCATGGTATTACATGGTTAGTTACCTAAATTTAAGCTGACTGTATTTCCATAATCTCAGCGCAGAAAGCATTGTTTAACAATACCTCTGAGGCTTTTAGTGCGCTGTCGAACCCGTTAAAAGACAATATAGCGGAATTAACTATAAGCTCTGTCGGAGTAGTATATCTTGGAGATTTTTCTTTCTCATCTATGGTGAGAATAATATTTATCCCTCTTCGTTTAGCTACCCATTGGTTACTCTTTTTTTTACTAAAACCGATGTTTACGGCTTGTCCTTCTAATGAAATCATTTATCACTCCTTTTTTTAAAGGGTATAACATTATCAAGAAAAACTTTATTTTCTTGTTCTTCTAACTGCGTCTCAAAAAACTGTATAACTATAAGGCCCAAATCTATTGGCTCTACCTTGTCTAAGAAAAGCCGGATCATATCTGGATCTTCGTTAAGTGTCCCGTCTTCGTTACACAGAGAAATGCGTAACCCTAATTTTGGTTTTCCTGTTTTCATGTCTATTTTTTCCCTTAAATAAAACGACTTTAATATCTTGTAATTACATTTTTTTTGTGTCAGGCGATCACTTTACATCATCATGAAACTCATGAGGAACTTCTCGGCCTTTACCATAGAATTGTATCCTATATGTTTCCATTCTTTTCGCTAATTCCGGCACAGTTAAAGGGTTTCGTATTGTTCCAGGTTGAGCAAACTCGTCCCAAGTATTAAATATTTTTTGTAATAATTCGCTATCAGTCATCGCTTTCTCCATCTAAATCTAAAGCATAAAAGGTGTCTTATGTAGTATATCAATCTCATTTTTTCCTCTCTAGTTCGGTATGGGGGCTTGGATTTTAAAGAAAGGGAGTTAAAATGAACCCCCACACCACGCTGAGTTTTAATCAGCACGTCATTATACGAAATGTAAACCTAAAGTCAAATCCCTCTCATCGCCTTAACACTTTGAAGTATTATATGTGTCAGATCAACTTCCTCAGACATAGGTATTCTAAAGTATTTCCCTTTTATCCCTATCATTATGTAATCTCTATTGATCTCTATATGAAAATCCCTCTTCTCAATCCACTCACACACCTCTGATTCTAAATTTTCCACCCTCAATATAGAATAAATAGAACCAGGATTGTCTTTTTCAAGGCGTTCATATTCTTTTTTAGCATTATCAAAAGTTTCGGGGTTGCCTAATTGCCTCCAATGGTCAGGGCCATTCTTTTCCATGATAACAAAATCTTTATATTCTTTGTTCCTTTCAAGTTCTAGCTTTATTCTATCCTCTACAAAATCTAAAATTCCTTCCTCATCCTTACAAACTTTAGTAACAATATCCTTAACAGATTTAAGAGAAGTCTTGCCAAACATATCTTCTACGGCATTTTTCTTTTCATTCTCTTGTTCTTTTACTAAGGTTTTAAATCTTTCTATTTTTACAAATAAAGGATCATTTTCCTTAAAACTCATATCACCTAATACACCCATTTTTTTCTCCTATAATATATTAAACAAAAATTCTTCTGTAGTTAAGTCGGGTATCTCATTACCCCATGCGTCCCAATTTGGTCGGGTATCTCTAGCAAACAGTTCTATTCTTGGCTCATGCGACATATGTTCTATGACTTGAATGGTTTCTCCGGGTTTAGCCGAATGCTTACCTCTCTTTGCATAAACCAGGCTAGGTATATTTCTATGTTTAGGTTTTAAGTTAC